GAAACTCGAATCAAGAGGATTAAAGAATGAGCGAAACCGAAGAAAGCGGTGGCCTGTTAGACGGTGTATCAGCAGAAGCTGAAACCGAAACTGACAGCACAACCTCTGCTCAAGCGGAAATCAGCCATGTGGCTGCCGACCCGAATGCAGAGGACGATACCCCTCTGGAACGACCGGATTGGTGGCCTGAAAAGTTCTGGTCTAAGGATGCTAATGAACCAGAAATGGAGAAATTAGCTAATGCTTATGCGGAACTGGAAAAGAAATTTCGTGCTGGTGGGCATAAGGCTCCAGAGGAATACAGCACTGAGGTATTTGGTAATACCCCTACAGATGATCCGGTTGTTAAGACCTATCTGGATTGGGCAACTAAATACGGCATTAGCCAAGAAGCCTTCAATGAATTGGCAGGTTCTGTTTTAGAGCAGGGCGGTATGGCTCAAGAACAGGCCAAGATGGATGTCAAGGCAGAGCGTGAAGCCCTTGGGCCAAACGCAGATGCCATCATCAAAAGCATGGTGACTTGGGGCAACGGTCTTGTGCAGAAAGGCATCTGGGGTGCAGACGATTATGAAGAGTTCAAGGTCTGGGGTGGCACTGCTGCCGGGATCAAGGCGCTTCAGAAACTCCGAGCCACCTACGAAGGCCGTGTTCCTGTAGAGGCTGTGAAGCCAGAAGGTACGCCGAGTAAGGATGAGTTGTACGAAATGGTTGCTAAACCTGAGTATAAAACTGATCCGGCATATCGTCGAAAGGTGGAAAAACTCTTCGAGCAAGCGTTCGGAGAGGCAGCATAATCAACTACATAGCCCCCTTTCTTGGGGGCTTTTTTATGGGGTTGTTGCAACCTGTTGAATTATGTATAGAATCAACTTCAGGCTAATCGGGTAACCGACCCTAAATGGTGGTAATCCACCCAACTGGCGAGTTGTGAAGCGCAAGTCTTGGCCCACGCAATGTGGACAACCAAAAGGGCGAAAAACTAACCGTTAAACCGTAATAGGAGATTGCAAATGGCCGTTAATATTTCTAACGCATTTGTTACCCTGTTCGATGCGGAGGTTAAGCAGGCTTATCAGGCTGAGTCCGTACTGCGTAACACCGTCCGTCTTCGCACTGGGGTCGAGGGTTCTACTCACAAGTTCCCGAAAATTGGTAAAGGCGTAGCTCAGGTTCGCATCCCGCAAACCGACGTTACTCCGATGAACGTCAGCTACTCACAGGCAACTGTAACTCTGTCTGACTACATCGCCGCTGAATACAGCGACATCTTCAATCAGGCTAAGGTCAACTTTGACGAGCGTTCTGAGCTTGTTCAGGTTGTTTCTAAGTCGATTGGTCGTCGCGCTGACCAGCTCATCATTGACGCATTGGCTGCATCTGGTACTTCTAACACCGTAGCTTCCAGCATCGGCGGTGCTAACACCGACCTGAACCTGGACAAGCTGTTGGCCGCTAAGAAGGCAATGGATGCTGGCAATGTTCCGATGGAAGGTCGTCACATGTTGATCCACGCTAACAACCTGTCTTCGCTGTTGGGTGAAACTGAAGTAACTTCTTCAGACTACAACACCGTTAAGGCTCTGGTTGCTGGTGAAGTCAACACTTTCCTCGGCTTCCAGTTCCATGTAATTGGTGACCGTGATGAAGGTGGTCTGTCCATCTCTTCTGGTGATCGTGTGGTTTACGCTTGGCATCAGCAGGCCGTTGGTATGGCTGAAGGCATGGGCATCCGCACTGAAATCAACTATGTACCGGAAAAGACCAGCTTCCTGGTCAGCTCCATGTTCTCTGCTGGTGCTATCACCATTGATGCAGAGGGCGTAGTTGCTATCACCTGTGACGAAAACGGCGCTTAATAGGAGGTAGCAATCATGGCTTTTAATGCAACTGGTTTCGCAACCATCGGTGCTTCAAAGGCAGGCAATGCCCCGTCTTTGTATGCTTACTCCACTGCTGACACTATCGCTGATGTGAACACCAGCGGTTACTTCAATACTCTGAGCGACAACCTCAGCGTAGGCGACGTAATCCTGGTTCGTTCCAGCACTGGTGGCACTCAGGCTCTCACCCTCGTTTATGTTGCTTCTAATGCAAGCGGCGTAGTCGATGTGACTGATGGCCTGACCATCACCGCTACCGATTCAGACTAATCGGTAAGTGGTAATGAGGGGAGTCACTTCTGGGTTTTCCTGGGGGTGACTCCCTTTTCTCTATTGGGAGTAGAAAATGGCAGCAGGTGATTCAGCCCTACAAGTATGCTCTGATGCGCTGATTCTGCTTGGCGCAGCACCTATCTCGTCCTTCAACGAAGGTACTGACGAGGCAAACACCTGTGACCGTCTGTACTCCGATGTGAAGAACACTACGCTCCAGATGTATCCTTGGAGCTTCTCATTTAAGAAAGTCCAGTTGGCTCGCACAGTAAATACGCCAGTCAATGAGTGGACATACGAATACACACTTCCTTCCGACCGCATTGGCCCTCCTCGTGCTGTATTTAACAGCACTAGCGTAGGTGCAAGACCAATGACTCGGTGGGAAATTTACGGTGACAAGATTCTCACCGATGAAGAAACGATTGTTATTGACTACCAGTATTCGATTTCTGAATCAGAAATGCCTGTGTATTTCATTCAGCTTCTGAAATATCAGATGGCTTGGCATCTGGCAGAACCCATTACGGATCAGGTCAGCAAGACAGATTACTGGAAAACGGTTGCGCTAGGTTCTCCGGGCGAAAACAACCGTGGTGGCTACATGCGGACAGCCATGAACATTGATGGTCAGGGCAATACTCCGCAGATGATCGAAGACTACAGCCTCATTGCAGTACGCTACTAATGACTAAGTTTGTAGATTTTCAGACCAACTTTACTAGCGGTGAAATTGATCCGCTTCTTCGCGCTCGTACTGACATTGCTCAGTATCAGAATGGCGCAGAGAAGCTGACCAATGTGCTTGTGCAGCCGCAAGGTGGCGTTAAACGTCGCCCAGGTCTGAAGCATCTATACCAACTTCCAGAAGATGCAGCACCAGAAAACGGTGTTCGTCTTGTTCCATTTGAGTTTAGCGTAGATGACAGCTATATGCTGATCTTTACGACTGGTCGCATGTATGTGTTCCGCAATCAAGTATTGGTTACCGACATCAATGGATCTGGCAATGATTACTTAGCAATCGCTGGTCTAACAGCAGATATGTTAAGCACATTCTGTTGGACGCAAAGCGCAGACACATTGATCTTGGTGCATGAAAGTTTTCAGCCAGTCAAGATTGTCCGTGGCGGTGACCATGATGTGTGGACTGGTTCTGCAATTACATTTGATGGCATTCCGCAATATGCGTTTACGCTGTCAACTAGCAATCCTACTGGATCAATCATTCCAGACGAATTGAGCGGTACTGTTACTTTGTATTCAGACAAAGGTGACAATACTGGAACAGCTCAGGCTGGAGCAGCTACAACCATTACGCTTGCAAGCGGAGCATCAGGCACTGATGACGCATACAACGGTCTTGGTATTTACATCAAGAGCGGTACTGGCGAGGGTCAGAGCCGGACAATCACTGACTATGTTGGTGCTACAAAAGTAGCAACAGTCGGATCTGATTGGGACGTAAATCCAGACAACACTAGCGTTTATACGATTGGCGATACATTTTCTGCATCTGATGTAAACCAATACATCAATGCTGATCCTCAGGGTCGTTTGCGAATCACTGAATATGTAAACCCAGTAACTGTGCGTGGTGTTACAGAAGTGCCTTTCTTTAAGGCAGATGAGCCTATTGAGCAAGGAAACTGGGAGCTTGAGTCTGGGTACGAAGATACTTGGTCTTCAACAAAAGGATGGCCTAAGAGCTGTACTTTCCATGAAGGCCGTTTGTATTTTGGCGGAAGCAAAATCAGACCATCTACGGTATGGGGAAGCAAGGTCGGATTCTTCTTCGATTTCCAGCCTGTAGAAGCGTATGACGATGATGCTGTAGAAGCTACGTTAGACACAAATACCTACAATTCTATTGTGGATATTATCTCTGGTCGTGACCTACAAATCTTTACGACTGGTGGTGAGTTCTATGTTCCTCAG